TCTATCTGACAACTGATGTAGATAGTGTAAGGTTAGAAGATTTACGAATAGTAACAGCTGTGGACTTAGCAACATCAACTAAGACATCTGCTGACTTTACAGTGGCTACAACAATAGGTATTGATAAGAAGGATAGAATCTATGTTCTTGATGTTGTTAGAGATAAAGTAGAAGCTCCAGAAATAATTAGTTTGCTTGAAAAGGTCAATGAAAAATGGCAACCAGAAAAGATTGGCATAGAATCTGCTGGATTTCAATTAGCTCTTATTCAGATAATACGCAGACAAACTTCTCTACCGATAGTAAAGTTAAAGGCAGATAAAGATAAGTTATCGAGAGCTTTGCCATTGAGTGCGAAAATGGAAGCATCTATGGTATTCTTTGCTAACGATAGTTTATGGTATTCTGAACTGGAGAAGGAGTTGTTACAGTTCCCATCTGGAGAGCATGATGACCAAGTTGATAGTTTGGCTTACGCAGTGTTGCAAGTTGCAAGAAGGAAACAAATAAAGGCATATTAGATGGCAGAGAGAAGAAGTTTCAGAGATATAGTTTTCGGAACTCGTAGATTCAGAGATGACAGACAAGTCAAGAGAGCTACTGGATTTAATTTTTTTAGAAATGACCCAAATGATTTAGTGTATGGTAACTCTTCTTACATACTAGGTTGGAACTCATCTGCTGGAGATTTTAACTTATCTGGTCTTGGTAATGGAGAATCAAACTCAGCAGTAACAGCTTGTTTGCAACTTCTAGGCATATCATTCTCTGAAGCAACATTACAAGTAATGATGACCGATGATGAAGGTCAAGAACAAATAATGGCAAACCACCCATTCACAATGTTGATGCGTAGACCAAATCCATACATGTCTGGAGATGTTATTCAACAATACATAATCAATGCAATGCATGTATCTGGAAATGCATATCTAATGAAGATGAAGAATGAAGCTGGTCAGTTAGTCGCATTATATCCATTGATGCCAGAACAAGTTACTCCAAAGGGAGACAAAGAGAGTTTAGTAACAAGATACGAATATCAATTAGATGATGGAACTATGGTCATTAACAATGAAAACATGGTTCACTTCAAGTTAGGACTTGACCCAAAAGACCATAAAAAAGGTTACTCTCCACTAAAAACAGTATTAAGAGAAATCTATGGAGATGAGTCTGCTGGTCAGATGGCAACAGCTCTACTTGCAAACTCTGGTGTACCATCAGTCTTGATTACACCAAAAGATGATTATGGTCTTACAGAAACAGAAGCAGAACAAATTTCAAGAACATATCAACAGAAGGTTGGTGGCAAGAACAAAGGTAAGCCATTGATTCTATCTGGTTCAATGAATGTAGAGAAGTTAGCATTCTCTCCAAAAGATTTAGATATTGGTGCATTGAGAAGAGTTCCAGAAGAGAGAATATCAGCAGTGCTTGGAGTACCAGCAATCTTAGCTGGACTTGGTGCTGGACTTGAGAGAGCAACATACAACAATACATCAGAGCTTAGAGAGTTCTTTACAGAACAAAAGCTCATTCCATTATGGAGAATGATTGCAGAAGAATTAACACAACAAGTTTTGATACCAGACTATACAGAGAACCAGAATGTATCTGCAAAGTATGACTTCTCTGAAGTTAGAGCATTACAGACTGATGAGAGAGAAATGTATGAAAAACTTAACATCGGAGTTCAAGGTGGTTGGATAACTATTGCAGAAGCAAGAAGTCAAGTTGGATTACCAACTAATGAAGGTCAAGATATTTATTATGTATCAAACACAGTAATACCAACTCAAGCTGACATGGAGATGCCAGAACAAGAAACAGTAGAAGAAGAAGAACAAACAGAAGATGTCGTTACAGAAGATATGGAAGAGAACGAAGAAAAGAGATTTGAAGATAAGGTAGTAAGAAAAGTAGGTAATCAGTTTTGTGTAATTGCTGAAGTGTCTGGTAGGAATATGGGTTGTTACCCAACAAGAGAACTAGCAAATGCCAGATTAGAACAAATATCAAGATTTAGTGAGAATCCAAAAGAGCGTGTAGGTAGAGATAAGTACACAACAATAGAAGAAGCTCAAGCTAGAGCAGAAGAGATTGGTTGTAGTGGTACTCATCAACATACCGAAGATGGACAAACAATCTATATGCCATGCTCAACTCATAATGAATATAGGCAGAGAACTGGACAGACTGAAGCAGATGGCTCGTATTGAGGATTTATCTGTCGATGATTCTGTAAGTTGGTCGATACCCAAACCACCACAAGAACCAAGCATCGCACATGGGATTATCAAAAGTCTCAACAGAGAAGATGAGACAGCAACCATAAGAGTATGGGCAATATTAGAGAATGGAGGTCATAGTGAAACTGATAGAGATGTTGAAATTGAAGTTAGCAGACTTAGAAAAATTGCTGATTTTAGGACTGAAGAAAACAAGCAAGTTTCTGCTCGAGTTGAGCGAGTACTTAGAGACAAGGTAGAAGAACATAACGCAGACAATCCACGCTATCGTGCAACCTTTCGAATGCTGGAAGCATGTTTTAGAAGAGGAATTGGAGCATACAGAACAAATCCAGCATCAGTAAGGGGTAATGTTCGCTCAGCAGACCAGTGGGCATACTCCAGAGTGAATGGACTATTATATGCATTACGCAATGGTAGATTCAGAAGAACACCTTATGATAGGGATTTGCTTCCAAGCAACCACCCATTGAGTTCCAAATCCTACGAAGGTAAACAAGTTGGTACTGTTCCAGAGTTCATTCGAAGGAATGCACAGCGTGGTTTAGAAAATCTTGAGTTTGCTGGTGGTGGTCTAACAGATAAAACTATTAGAGAAGCTAGATTAATGAGAGATGGTCAAGTATCTGAGAGTAAAGCAATCAGAGCAAATGCATGGTTCTTGAGACACCTCAGTGATTTAGACTCAGCAGAAGCTAATGAGTATCTTCGTGGAGAAGGAGAAATTTCAGCAGGGCAAGTGGCATGGCTTCTCTGGGGTGGCTCAATAAATAGAGCAGATAGAATGAATGCTCAAAAGTGGTTTGAGAGACAAGTAAATCGTATCAGAGATGAAAAAGCATTTGAATCAGCACAAGAGTTAGTAAAGAGAAGAGAACTACTGAGAAACTCTGAGTGGGAAGTCAGATTAAATAGATTTAGAACAAAGCAAACAAGAGATGAAGTGCAATCAAGTTATGAGAAGCTGATTGGAGATTGGGATTTTGCATTAGCTAGACAATACTTTGGACTTCTTGATAGTCAAAGAAAAACTATAAATAAGTATCTTGCCGAGAATCCACCAACAATAGTTGGAATACAAGCATTAGTAAATAATCAAATAGATTTAACAACTACACAGTGGAAGGAAGATTTAGAAGCTGTATATGAATCTATGTGTCTTGACTTTGCATTCTTCCAAACTGATTATCTCTTGCCAGATGAAAAAGACAACACTGTTTATACACCAGCTGAACAAGAACGCATTGCAAGAGCAAGGAGAAGAAAACCTAGAAAAGAAATAGTAGAAGATGGTTTCTATCCAAGAAGAAGGGGTGGAGCAAGATTACCAGTAAATAGAACAGCATTTGATAGAGAAGCAAAAGCATTTGTACAAAACAGACTTGATACATTCTTACCAGATATGAGTAGGACTGCCAAAGATAATCTAAACAGAGCATTGCGTAAAAGTTTTGATGAAGTAGCTGATTTAGGTCTTACTGGTAAAAAAGCAGAAGATTACATTAGAAGAAATATATCTAATGTAATTGGTAAAAAGAACTTAGGTAGAGCTATGGGTATTGCAAGAACAGAAGGTTCTGCATTATCAAACTTTGCAATGAGTCAATCTGCAACACAAACTGGATTGATACTTACAAAAGAGTGGCTTACAGTACGAGATGGTAATGTAAGAGACTCACACATTATTGCTGATGGAACTGAGATAAATCAAGAAGAACAGTTTATCATAGGTGGTAGCCGAATGGATTATCCTTCTGACTCAAAGTATGGTGCTTTACCTAAAGAAGTGATAAACTGTCGGTGTACTTTAATTTATCACGAGAGAAGGATATAAAAATGGATAGAGAAAAATGGGAGTCTAAAACAATAGACATAACCACTACTAATGAAGTAGAAGGTAAAGTAGAAGCTGTATTCTCAGTATTCAATGAAATAGATTCAGATGGCGATGTTGTCATGCCAAACTCAATCAAGTCTGGCTATGGAGATGCTGGTGTTGCAATGGTATGGGCTCACGATTGGAAAAAACCAATAGGTCGTGGAGAGATAATTCAAGATGGAGAAAAAGCAAAATTCAAAGGACAGTTCATCATGGACACTCAAGATGGTCGTGATGCATTTGAAACAGTCAAAGCAATGGGAGACTTACAACAATGGTCATTTGGATATGAAGTTGTTGATAGTGAGAATGGTACTTTTACTAAAGATGGTATGGACACAGAAGCAAGATTTCTAAATGAATTAAAAGTATGGGAAGTTAGCCCAGTTCTCGTGGGAGCTAATCAAAACACATACACAGTAGGTGTCAAAGAAAAGTCAGAAGAAACTTCTGGTTTAACTTTAACAAATGAGACAGACCAATTACTTACTAATTTGTCTGCTCTTCTAAAGAGATTCAAAGAGCTAACAGCTTTGAGACTCAAAAAAGAAAAAACATTGTCGGATAATTCAACAAATCTACTTATGGAACTTCAAGATGCTTTGCAAGAAGCATATCAAGACTTGAGCACTTATATTGATGTAGGAGCTCCAGATGAACTTAAAGTTGATGAAGAAGATGAAATTGATGACACGACATTATTGTTGGAAACAAATAGGGTTTTAGCTGAGAGCTATGACCCAGAAATATAGGAGAAATACTTTATGCCAAAATTAGATGAGCTAAAGAAGGAACTCCATGAACTCAGAGAGAACACTCTTAATGAGTACAAAGAATTTGAAGCAGTAGATTTCGATTCTGAGAAAAAAGAAGAGTGGGCTAAGAGAAATGAGAAGATGGCAGAACTTGTTACACAAGTAAAAGAAGCCACAAAAATTGAAGCCGAGAGAAAAGCTATGGAAGATGAGCTAGAAGCTGGTAAAGCAGTAGAGCCAAAGGCAATACATACTGAAGCAGTTGAAGCTGAAGAATCATACAAAACTGTCGGAGAACAATTAACAGAGTCAAGTGCCTACAAAGGTTACATGGAGTCTGGTCTCAAGAACATCACATCTGAGTTAAAGTGGAATCCGAAGTATGAGTTTAAAACAACTCTTACAGAGTCGGGGTACCCACCAGCAGTAACAAGGTCGGACTTAGTAGTGCCAACTGCTGTCAGAAATCCAAATACTATTTTGGACTTAA